CCGGAGCATATCGACAACATTGCCCATCGGTACTGATCTAACGCTACTCGTCGTCCGATCCCTTTTCGGGGTTCTCGGATTCTTCCACGGGCTCGGTGGTCTCACCGCCCATCAAGATCGACCGCGTTTCTTTGAGCTGCTTGATCTCCGTCTGGAGAGTCAGGACCCGTTCCTTGCGGAGTCGGATCTCGTTGTCCAAATCTACATGCATCGTAATCCTCCTAGAGTGACCAGTCATCTGGCGGCAACAGGTCCCCGGGCAGTGTCCCACGGGTGAGCGACATTCCTTCATGGTCGAGCCGAACCAACCGTTCAACGGTCTGCTCGTCAATAGCCCAATGGCCGCCAGCAGGGGCCGGCGACACAGAATCCCCAGGCTTCTCGACATCCAACTTCTGGTCGGCCTGGAACTCGTTGAGAGCCTCGGCGCTGCGCTTCCCCAACACGCCGTCGACCGCCCCGCATGGATAACTCTGCATGTTGAGCAGGTACTGGACCCGACGCAACATCCACGGGGTATCGAACAGAAACGTCGTGTGGGCTTTGACGAGCCAATCAACATCATGGCAGTACGGGTACTGGCCAGCTTGCAGCTCACCCAATGTAGTCCTGACCTGGACGTGCGGGACGTCCCGGAATCTCCAAATACCACCCCACTCGTAGTCGATCCCGTCCCAACTGTCCCCCTCGTCGATCTCCCGAGCAGCCGTTACTACGGCCGCGTGGAGAGACGACCAAATCGTCGAGACATCGGGGTCCGGCCACCAGACGTTGCCGTTCGGATCCTTCGGGTCCTTGAGAGGTGCCGAGTCGACCGCGAGCCCGTAGTTGTGCATCGACTGCCCGCCCTTGGCCTTGGTGACGAGCTTGTCCTTATCGACCACGGTCCCGTCAGCGTCCCGGCCCTCGGCCCACAGTTCATTCTGCTCCTCGAAGGTCCGAAGCCCCGAGTATGCCTTGAACGGGGTCGCGGCTTTCTCCAGCTTCTTGAAAGCCAGGTCCATGACGGCCACGAGCCCGGGGTGGATCTTGCTACGATCGACTTTTGATTGCCAGGCCACGGGTCACCTCAGTTCATGTTCCCGATCCAGCGCTGTTCGACCGGGGGTTGCGTTTCAAACAGATCGCCGGTGTAAATCGTGGGGGTGGGTGGCAGGAAGCCTCCCGCTGCCCTGTCCATAAGACCCAGGCAGATCATGTCCTCGATCTGGATGAGCGAGAACCACATCGGTCTCGGGGCATACCGTAGTGGATCTGGAAGACCCAGCAAGTCCCACGGCGGCGGAATCTGGCTCCACCACGACTCGTGATCCACCCACGTCATGCACCGGCCTCAGACACTTCGGGCACACTGGTTCCCCCAAGGCGTTCGTCGTCAGGCTTCCTCGGCACCTTGGACAGGACATCGGGCTCCTCCCAGAGCCCAACGATCAGATCCTCCAGCAGGATCCACTCGCCGAGCTGACCATCAATCAGCAGGTTCTTGTGCTGAGCCTTGTAAGCCTTCTCGGCGCACTCGCAGTTGACCTCATACTCCAGGTCGTTGATGATCGGCTTACCGCCTTGCCCGATCCCAACCTTGTTGGCCCGTGACACGTGCCACTTGCCTACCCCGTTGCAGCGGTGACAGTTGGGGTCGGCGAGCTTGGCCGCCTCGCTGGTCCCAACCCGATGGGGCTGGGCTTGGATCCTGAACCCACCAACCTTGCAGTCCATGAGCCCGTATTGGATCCCAACCAGGTCATCGTACTCGGCACCTCCCCCGACATCGTCCTCGGTCATCGGGGTGACCTTGCGGGATACTTGGATCTCGAACCCCACCGCACGCAAGATCTCCTCGGGCCAGTTCTTGGTGTCGGCCAGCAGCGACGCTACGGTCGCATCTTCCAGCTTCGGAAGTACCTGGTCCGTCTTCTTGGGCCCCGCGTTGGCCACGGGGGCGGGGTGGTTCTTAGGCCGCTGTTTCAGCGTGGCCTTGCGGCGAGCTGTTCGGCGCTGGCGCTTCTGCTGGCGGCTTTTGTCGTTGCGCTTCGTCATTGGCAGGGTCCTCATAGGGTACGTCTTGGATCACCATCTCTTTTACAGTGAAGTGATGACGAACAACCTCCTCCACGTCCTTGGCACTGAAGTCCTTGCACGAGTCGACCACGAGACGAAACTGATCCTGGAGCGGCCACGAATGGTACGCGATGTGGCTAGTCGATATGACACACTGCATCGTGAGGCCGCCATCGTCCGCCACAGCGTCCCCTACCGCGCCGTCGTTGGCCGGGACCTCGAACGCCTGCGGGGCCGCGAGGGGCGTCATCTTGATCCGATGCACGAGGAGCGCGAATAGGCTCTCGATGTATTTGACGTTGTCGAGGAGGGAACGGTTAAAAGACCCAGGATGGGTACGGACACTACAGGCCACAAGGCGACCACTGTTAAGGTCCATGGCGCCTCCCAGCTACGCTGCCTTCAGGTTTTCCACGATCTGGGTCATACCCTGCGGGGTGAAATCCCACTTGTGGAGCTTGCCCCAGGTCAGCCCGATCTCGAAGTCGACTTCGATCGGACACGGGAACTCAACTCCCCAGTGTTCAGTCATGTACTGCATGGTCTTGTTCGTGAAAATGTCCTCTGCCACATGCACCGACTCTTCAAGCTCAGCTATTGGAACCTGGTAGACACATGAATCATGCACGACGTTCTGGGCCAACCAGGACCAGCGCTGGTGTTCCACAATATAATCGCAGAACAACGAGGTTCCGATGAAGGCCGCATCGGACGCGATACCTTGGATGGGACTGTTCTTGGCCATCCGGTCGCACTCGGCCACGATGATCCGATCGTCCTCCTCCATGTCGTGGCTCAAGAAAGCGAAACCCGGGAGCCGACGACGACGCCCGATCAAGCTGTCCATGAAGCCCTGGCGGCGGCCCCGCGTCACCGCATCGTCCAACCAGTCGCGGCCCGCAGGGAACTGGTTCCCGAACTTCTCGATCAACTCCGCAACCGCCTCGATGTCGGGGTTCTTGAGCTGGGCCGCGATGGCCCGGACGCCGCGACCAAACATCCAACCGAACACGATGTTCTTACTTGCTTGACGCTGGTCCTTGACCACATCCTCGATCGCGACCTGGTACATGGTCGACGCTGTTTGCTTGTGGATGTCGCTCGCGACCTCGGCGATCTTGCGCAGGTTGTCGTTGGTTGGGTCAGCCCGGAAGGCATCCAGGGCCTTCTTGCCGTTGTTGAACGCCTCGGCCAACGCGGGGCACTGGCTGATGATTCCCCACCACCGGACCTCGTTGGTTTTGAAGTCGAGCTGGACCAGGGCGTTCTTGGGCTCCTTGTTGATCTTGTGCAGCTCTGGGGGACCCTTCTTGAAGTCCACCGTGAACGAGTCCTGGATACCTGGCTGTTCAGCCTGGAAAATGTTCTTGACCGCTGCCTTGGCCTCGCTGTCGGACCTGACCTGCTGGTGCATGTTGGGGTTCGAGGCTGCGGCCCGGCCGGTCACCGTCGAGGTGAAGTGGAAGTCGCACCGAACCCGACCGTCCTGGCAATCTGCGTGGCCGTGCTTGGGGTCGATGAACCCGATGATCTGATTGGCATACGCTGACTTGAGCTTGGCCAGCCCACGATGCTCCGAAACGAGGTCGACATCGTAGTACCCACTGTGGTGATGCAGAAACTCTTTGCCCACCGAGGCGACACCTGTCTTGCCACGACTCAGAGGCTCCAGGCCCAGGATGTCCACCAACCAGGTCCGGACGTGGTCGGTCTTGGCCAGGTCGACACGCCACGGCTTGTAGAACAGAGGCTTGTTGCCGCGCCCTTTCTTCTTGTCGATGATGTCGTTGGCCTTCTGGCAGCTCGGGAGAGACTTGATCTCCTCCTCGATCTCGTCCAGCCTACGGATGATCGGGCTTCGCTTCGGGTCCTTGAGCATCTGGACGTGTTGGAGGTTGGCCCAGAACCCGTTGCGCTCGATGATCGACAAGGTCCGGAACACCGGGCTGAACAGGTGCTCCAAAAGCGCCATAGCCTTCTTGTAGTAGCGCTGAATCACGGCCTCCTCGCGGAGAGCCTCGAACAGCCGCTTAGTCACGTAGACGTCCATGCCGCCGTAGTCTGTCAGGTTCGGCACGTACCCGGGCTGCCCGAACGGTACCGGGGATTCGAGCGGGAGGTCGAGCAGGTTCCCCTTGGATCGTTTCTCCAGAACCTCGTCCTCGAACCCGTTGAACCGGAGGTAGAACCGGGCGTTGCTTTTTAACCCATACGTGACTGCGATTCGCTTCGAGCCCAGCCCGGCCTTGTTCTCGTTGAGCACATAGGCGAACGCCATGGTGTCGATCATGGGGGCGTTGCGGAACGGTCTGTGACCCGCTCCGCCTCGCTTCAAGATGTGGTGCCCGATCAAGGTCTGCTCGAACTTGCCACCGTGGGTCAGCCAGTACCGGAACGACACAGGCTCGTTGAACAGCTTGGCAAGCCGATCCCGCACGACCACGATCTCGTCAGGGCTCAGCGGTGTCTGGGGATGGTCGAGCGGGATGCAGTAAGCCTCGTGGATGTTCTCGGCGAACTGGATCAAGGCGAGCTTGTTCCCGTAGACCTTGTGGAGGTTCTCGGTCTCGACGTCGGTAGCGACCATGGCATTCTCGTCCAGCTCGTACTGGAGGTGGTCGCAGTACGCCAAGATCTCCGGGACGGTCTTGAGCAGCGTTGACTTCCCGCGCTCGCCCCACTCCTTGTTAGGCCACCAGCCCTGGGCTAGCCGGAACGACATCTTGATGTCATCGATCCAAACAGGTAGCACTTTCTTTTGCCGGCCGACGAAGGCAGGGTGCCAGGTCGATATCACGATGCGCTCGCGGCCCGCGATGAGCCGCTTTTCGTAGAACCCCTGGGACTCCTGGACTGTCCTGAAACCCTCGACGAACTCCATCCCGGAGTGCCGGCCCAACGCGACGATCACATCCGGGTCCGCCTTCTCGATGTCGCGCATCAGGAAACGACGGCAGTGCCTCATCTCTTCCAAGCTAGGCGGCCTCGTCTTGTCGTTCTCGTCCAAGGGCCAGCACCGCACCATGTTGCTGAACCCGTAGTTGAAGTCGACCCCCTTGGGCATCGCGTACCGGATGGCTTTGCGGAGTGATGTCCCGGAGACTCCAAAGAACGGCCGATGCTTCCTCGTCTCCCACTCGGCCGGCCCTTCGCCGACAAACAGGACGTGGAGGTTCTCCTTGGTCGCGTCGTTTCTGATCAACTCCGCAGGGACAAAATCCTTGCGGTGGGCCAGGGGGCAACCCTGGTCATCGCAGTGGAGCTTGAGGAGCGTGATCGCCATCAGGTCTGGTAGGCTATGAGGAGCAGGGTGTCGATGACGTCCTGGGCAGAGACCTCGACATCACCTTGGTCCGTCTCGATCAACACGCCTCCCTCGGTCCTTCCCTTGACCTTGTGCAGCTCGTTCGAGCTGGGGTTGAGCAACCAGCACCCCTTGGCCAACATCTTTACAGCGTCCACGTCGTGGAGCCGCACCAGGGCCTTTTCAGGTGAATCCACTATGGTTCCGTCTGGATTGTGCTGCCGCATGTGGCCCCCGGCCTCTTTGATCGAGACCTCCGCGTCCACCTTGATGGCAGCTCCCCCCGACGAAACGCCCCCCGTGCGAGGCTCGGCGTCGACCTTGGCAACAATTGGGTCTTTCGGCATAGCACCCCTTTACAGGATTATGGTTTGCATTTTGTAGTTTCGTGTTGTATAATGGAAGTACGAGGTAACGATGAACCACCCAGAGCCTGAATATTGCAACCACTGCCGGGAAGCCTTGTTGGACGGACGCTGCACCAACGTGGACTGCCCGTTGAGCCCAACCCCAGTGGTCGAGCCTAAGCCTGAACCCCGCGACATCGCCGTCATCTACACAACGATCGACCGGCTCCGGAAGCGTCGGAAGTTCAAGACCCTCAAGGGGGCTCAGAAGTTCGCTCACCGCTGGGTCGGAGAGACCCCGGAGATGGGCGGCTGGTACGCTGTCAGCGGCGACGGGTGGGGCAAGATCGAGGTTGATGGCGCGACGCTTCGTGAGCTGTTCCCGAAAGCGTTTTAGTGCTGGACCATTACTGCGTAGACGTTTTTGATCTGACGCCGGTGGCTTAGAGGGAGCAGCCAATGCAGCCCCTTGGCCTTCGGGATCAAAATCAAGCATCCATCGGTCATATTCTCGTCGTACATGCCCGGCAGTAGCCGGTTGAGCATGTTGGGCTCGATCTTGCGGATTGGGTGAACCAAGAAGCACCCCTTGGCCTGGCCCGGGCAAGTCTCGTGGACCACATCCACAATCCAGAACTCCCCATCCTGCGGGGCTGCTTCCGGCTGCTTCTCGGCCCAGGCATCGTCAATGAACGTAGTCTTGAGCAAGGTCTTGCTCATGATCTTGTTGTGGTTGGACGGCTGATGGTTCGGGTAGAACTTGATCACCGTTCGGCATGGTAAGTACGTTATGGGATTTCTGGTCATGGGCCTCAGAAGGGCAAATCGTAAACCGAGGCGCGGACCTTGATCACAACGCCTTCGGCGGCAGCCGCTAGGGACTTGCGGAGTCGAACCAATATTTGGCCGCCGTTGCCTGTCATGGTCCCAGTCAGGATGCGTATTTTGAGTTTCGATACGGTGCCGTCTGGCGTGACGGGCTCGTCTTTTTCGATGATCCAGGTGGCCTCGTCGCCGTCCACGTCCAGAATCTCAACAGGGTCGACGGTGAAGCCGGACGCCAAGATTGCATACTCGATAAAGACAGCACGGATCGGCTCATCGAAGGTGCCGAACTCGTACACCTCATCCACGACCTCGGCCGAGCCTGTGTTGTTGATGGACAGTCGAGCCGAGGGTCCGTAGGTGAAGTCCGAAAGGTCGACCGATTTCCCCTCGTCCAGGACATGGAACGTCACGAGGCCGGTGGTCGTGTTGACGTTGTACTCGCCGGACGCCGAAGGGGCCCCCGACACGCGGGTCATGTCCGCGCCGTCGTCGTGACTATAGACCCGGAACCTGGAGAGGTTGATCGCCAGCAACTTGCTGACCAGGAGACCCGTGGTCAGGAGGATCTGGTGAGATGTCGCCGGGATGGTCTGGCCCAACATGGCCAGGTACCCAGGGGCTGGCTCGGTGACCAGCAGCTTGGCTACCGTCAAGGCATCGGCCGGGACCCGCACGACCTCTTTGTACTGGCCGCCAGGCTGAACCTGACTGAACCAGTTGGGGATCAACATGGTGTCATTGACCTGGACAGAGCCGCCCGGGTAGATGACCCAACCAAGGATGACACCGTTCTCGACCGTTTGCTTGATGCCTGCGTCCGTGTGGAGAAGGGCCGCGACCCCTCCGACCAGATCCTCGTCTTCGTGGGTGTAGTAGATGGTGTAGTTGGCCGAAGCCGGGCTCGTGCCGATCGTGACCGGGCGAATCTCGGTCTCGACCAAGACAACACCGTCCGCAAAAACACACGAGTGGGGGTTGATGAGCACTTGGTCGGGTGCCACCGCTTGAAGGAGCGGCTCATCGGCCCGCAAAACGGCAGGCGCAAAGAACTGCTTGTTGATCGCTTTGATCCCCGACGCATCGGCTGGGTGACCGAAATTGATGTACCGTTCTTGGGTCATGCGCCTGTGAACCCTTCATTCGTCGTGGACAAGTACCTGCTGAGGTCGAGGCTCCAATGCAGTTCCACGTCCTTGCCGACGATCGGGGCCGTGGTGTCGATCCATGCCTCCGCGTGGTCCTGGTACTTCACGATCTTGTTCACGTAGATCCCGACAGTCTCAGCCGACTCTGACTCGGCATAGTAGACGTTGACCGTGAACCGGTAGTTTCCATCAGGCATCGACATCCCGAACGGAATGGCGACCTGGAGCGGTCCGCCCGCGCTGCTGTACCCGGCGAGCTGGCGAACACCCGATATGACCTGGCTCCCCTCGATCGAGGTGAACTGGGTCACGATCATGCCAACCAGCGAGCCCTTGACCCGGAGCTGGAGCTTGAAGACGTTCGGGACCGACAACCGCAGGAGGTAGTTGGTACCGTTCGCCGCCGCCCGTGGGGCCAGGGCGTTCCACGGGGACCAGTTGTCTGAGTCCGTGGTCTGGGCGTACCGGTACTCCAGATGGGGCGCGATGCCGTCGTTGTCCATCATCCGGTTACGGTTGGCGTCGTTGCCCAGGAGCGCGATGTGGAGCTGGAGAACCCCCGGGGCCAGCCTTAGCGCCTGGGACACGTAGATGTCCTGTTCGAGACCCTGTGCCGCAGCCTCGTCGCCAGGCTGCTCGGGGAGGATTGTAGATTCGAGCCCGTCCCGGAACTTGTCGAAGCGCAGCGGGTCTCTCAGCTTCAAGCGTCGTGGGTCCCGCATGTCTTCGGACAGGACCTCTCGTACGTCAACTGCGTTCTGGGCCGCAAAAGCGGCCATGACGGCCTGGCCGACGAGCTTTACCGGGGTGGTGTTGGTCGGGGGCGCCAAGCTCGATACGACGGGCCGGACATCCCGGACCCGCGCTATGGCTTCGCCGTTCCAGAACGCCTCGGCGAGCGGGCAGCCATCCCGGATGGCGTCCGTGATCAGGGGGTCCAGGTCGGCCATGACACAGATTGCGGCCTGGGGGCCGTCTGCAATCCGGTCCAGGATCGTAATCGAGGTGAGGGTCGAGAACACAGTCTCGCCGATCTGCCAGTTCTTGCTGTTCTCCTCGTTCGAGGGCACAACGGGTAGCTCGTAGTTGCTGATGTCGAACTGGAGGTCTTCGGTGACCGATTGACCCGTGGTGTCGACGCCTGTCAACCGGATGCTGACCACCGTCGATGCCGTCAAGGTCGCGTTGAACAACCCGAGTCGAATCTTGGCGGCACCCAACAGCGTGGTCTCGATGTTGAACACGGCCGTGCCAATGTCATCGAGCTTGGTCGAGCACAGTAGGTTCTGGGGGATCTGGATGATCTCCCCGTCCTCGTTGGCGATGAACTGGAAGTTCTTGGGTATCGCGGGGGCTCCGCCGATTTCGACCTTGGCCCTGATGTTGCTGAAATTGTCGGTGAACTTCGGGCTAAGCTGAGTCACGCCCTTACCCGCCGCAATAACCATCTCACGAGACGTGATAGGCTGGCGGAAGTGGATCTCGTTGTTGATCAAGCTGCGGGGGAGTGGCTCGCCTGCATCCACCAAGCTGTACTGGACCCGGAACCCATTGACGGGTAGCCCCTCGGCCGAATGGATCGTCAGAAGGTTGGTGTGAGGCAGGAGGTCGACCAACATCTCGTTGGCGGGGTTGTCGACCCCGTAGGCCCCCAGGAGCCGAATCGGGTACCGGGTGAGCTGCACGAACCGCTGGGACACAGCCCCGGTGATGCTGCCGTCCGTGTCGGTCTCGACCCTCGACGGGGTCACGATCTCGTAGGCGACGTCACCCGGAACCCCAGGTGCGTCGTGGTCGCGGCCCAGCACAACCCCGTGGGGCAGAAACTGCTGGTACAAGGTCAGCGAACCTTGGGCCAGGTCATTCAACCCAAGGTGATGAGGGACACTCGACGAGCCCGTCCCGACGTTGGACCGGTGCTCGATGTCGACAGGGCTGAACCACGGCCGGTTGACCGTCAGGGTTGTGTTCGAGAGGTCGACCGCGACCTCGCGACCGAGCGAGTTGGTGCTGGTCGTGATCGTGATGAACGCAATCGGGACGATGCCGCGCTTCCGGGCCGGCGGGAACAGGGTGCTGTTCTGCCAGTCTGTCATCGACACGACCCTCAACGTGGAAGGCTCGTCGGGGTCCGCGTTGTAGTCCGGGGTCCGGACGAGCTGCCGGGCTTCGGAGCCGGTGAAGCGCGTTCGGACAATAGTGTCATCGTCGGGGACCACCGCGTATTCCAAGAACACCACGTTCTGCTGGCCCACATTGGTGTGGGCCATCGCGACCGCTGTGACCTTGGCCAGGAGATGAATCAACATCCCCGACTCGCTCAGGGCCATGCCCGGATAGACGTCAACGGTCAGCGGGTCACCGTCGTTCTCCTCCACGAAAAGAGGAGCATCGACGTCACCGGCCAGCGACGGATCCTCGGAGGCGAAGATACCGAAAGATGCCCCGGCGGCCTGGTAGGACCCGATCATGGCCAGGGTCCTGGCCGCGAACTCCTCGGTATAGGTCCGCTCCAGGTGCTCTAGGTCATCAATCGTGATGGGCGTGTTGTAGTTCAAGCCCGGTAATTTCAGTTCATCAGCCATAGGTCACTCAAAAATGCACCACACCCCTATTGTAACTGCTGAAATCGAAGCGAGCAGAGATGTCGTCGAGGGTGAAAAAGTATGGTTTGATGATGAGGCTACTGGACTCCCAGACGTTGTTCCCGACAGCCGTCGATGTGATCTGATACCGCAGGGATGCGATGCCAGACGCTATTGCCCAGTTACCGAACTCGACCTCGACCCCGGGTTGCTGACTCCTGACCACGATCTCGATCCGGGTACCGGGCTGGTGCGTTGACGCGATGCCGGTTGAGATGCGGGCCAGGATATTCTCGACCAAGTAGTATGTCTGATAGCCGTTGGGCTCGAACTTGAACCGAAGCGTCGCCGCCCCGTTGGTTTGTACCGGGATGTTCCACGAGACCCCAGGGGGGAACTCCGGGACCAGCTCGGTCGAAAGCACGAACCGACCGTTCGCGTCGGTGATCGCCACGAACTTGTTGCCACGGAACTGAACCTCGCCGTAGATCACGTCCCAGAACAACATCGACTCGTTGTTGATCGAGACATGGGTGACCGCAAAGTTCTTGCCCACCGACACCGGGTCTTCGTAGCCAGGCAGCGGGTTCCCGGTCGAACCAAACAGTTGTAGGTTCAGGTACTCGTCGATCTCCGTATCTTCAAAGAAGGACCCCGAGATCGCGTCGACCACGAACGGACCGTTGAGCCTTGAGGGGCGCCCGATGGCGAGCGAAATGGTCTGCGATTCGTAGCCCGGCTGGCAGCGGAGGAAGATGTTCTCCTCGTTGATGACAGCTCGGGAAATACCCTTGTCCAAGGTCAACTGATAGTTGGTACGACCGTCCAAGGCGGTCCCCAGGAACGTGACCCCGGAGATGAGCGTCGAGACGGTCGAGTTGATCAGGGCCGGCGCGGTCGCCATCGCAATCTGGTCTCCAGACACGACCGGGTAGGAGCTTCGGATCTGAACGACCGTGTCGTTCTCGTCCCAGTTCCCGATGATTTCAATCGGTACCCCGTAGAGCGCAATCCCGGCGCCGGCCGAGTGCGGCGCTACCAGTGGGTCGACCGTTGTGATCGCACCGGATACCGGATCGAAGTCGAAGATCTTGGCCAGCTCCAAGCCTGGACCGATCGACACCATCGCATTCTCGATGCTGAACCCCGGGAGAGCTTGATCGACCACGAGCAGGGACTTGTTGGCCAACGAGTCATCGATCAGCTCGGCCTTGTTCTGGGCCTCGATGATCGGAAGGAAGTTGCCCTTGCGACGTGCAAACCGGATGTCGCCCCTGAGGTTCTTGTCCAGGTACTCGGAGGCGCCACGGGGCATCAAGTGGATGAGGTTGTAGTCCTTGGCGTTGGCGTTGGCCAGGTCCTCGATGCGTCGCAGCACGTTCCTTGATGTCTCACGGTCAGCCATCTTGTTCCCTGGTAGCCTCCGCTGCCATGATGAACGAGTCGAACCCGTAGGCGAACGAAGCTCCTGCCAAACTGTAAGCCCCGGCTTTGATCGCCATTTTCCAGGTAAGGTTCACGGGGTCCTGGTCGAGTAGGAAAATGGCCGGGTAAACAGCGAGGCTCGCCCAAAATCCCATGCAGAAGTAGCAGGCCAGGAGCTGAGCCGCGAAGTCGGACTTATCCACGGCCCAGAACCGGGGGCGGTCTAGGATCTTGGAGCTGCAAAGGGTGAACGTCAGACCGTAGCAGGCCAGCAAATACACCAGCGTTGTCATAAAGCTGCCTTCCGGTAGGAAAGGTCGAGTTACTGCTTGGCCGCCTTCGCTTTCGCTTTAGCGAGCTTCTTGGCTTGCTTGACGATCTCTTTGGCCATGTCGTCCGAGATACCGGAGATCTCCGCCAGCGCGGCCTTGTCGGCTTCCGCCAGGGCATCGTAGGTCTTGAAACCAGCATCGTACAAGCTCTGTTCCAGAGCTTCCCCGACCCCGTCGATCTCGGTCAGGTTGTCGGGGGTAGTCTGCTTGGCGGCCTCGGCCTGGTCGGAGGCGTGCTGCAACTCAGCCGCGTTGGCTCGGTCCTGTGCCTCGACGTCGGTCTTGGTCGTGTCTTGCGTCGGCGACGTGTTGAGCACGGCCTTGGTTGGATCGGCCGGCTCCTTTTGGATGTTCGGGTTGGGCTTCGCGCCGTCACCGAGCCATTTCTCGGTCGTGGACTTGTCCTTGTACGCATTGACCTTCTCGACCGCGTTGGCCGGCAATACGAGTCCTGGCTTCGTCCTACCCTTTTGGAGGTGTGCTCGGATTCCCATGAGTGACTCCCTTCACGTGGAACTGCTGGATCTGGTAGCTCAACATCGAGGCACGGGCCGCGACGTTGATCAGGTTCGGGTCTTTTGATGCCTCTGCTTGCACGATACCAAGTAACCTTACGGCCTCAATCACGTGAGCAGGGATCCCTACACGGGGGGAGAAAGCCACACAGCGCTCCAAGCGATCTGCGTCAGCTTGCGCGCCACGCCGCCTCAGCTCAGCAGCTATCTCCTGAGCCTCCAGGATGGGCGCTGCGCCTTTCTTTGGCGGAGGGGCTGGTGGTGGGTCCGGTTTACGCGCGGGGTGACCGTCTGGGCCCTTGGGGACAGGTTGTGGAGCCTTGGCCGTCATTTCCCTACGGCCTGCACGATCTCAACAGCCCCCACGACGAGAGCCGCTGAAATCCCAATCCCTACCCCGATGCCGATCTCGAACTTCCACTCGTCCCAGAAGGACTCCTCTTGGGCATCCTTGAGTTCCTTCTCCAGGCCGAGAATGCGGATTTGGTACTCGTACTCGGCCAACCCCCACAGGTCTCGCTCTTTGAAACGTAGGGTCTTGTAGGCGCCCAGCTCCAACTGGAGCCTCTTGGTCTTGGTCCTGATGTTCACCACCTTGACGGCCTCGCACTCGCTGATCAAAACGCCCTGGTGTAGGATCCAGCTCTGAGGCTTTTCGTCCTGGTCGCGGTAGCGGATCGTGAAGTCCCCGACGAGGGGCGTCGGAGCTGCCACAAAGTCCGTCATGGACTCTTCACACGGGACAGGCTCGGGGGCCGGAGGCAGAAACTTCTCGACGTCCACGGCCGGCGGGACTGCCGATGCCCCCAGGGGGAGCTTCGGTCGGTCAGCCTCTGGAGCCTCTGGGGCGGGCTTCAAGTCCGGGACCGGCACGGACACGCAGCCGGTCGCCAGCATGACGCAGCACAGCAAAGCTCTCATGCGGTCGCCACCTTGTTGTAGAGGTCGGCCAAGCGCTGGCGGCGCTCGTTCTTGTCCTTGATCGCCACCACGGCGGCCAGCTCTTGCTTGACCGTGGCCTCCTCTTGGCGGGCCGCCACAATTTCGACGGTCGCCTGCTGATTGGCCTCGGTGTAGCGATCCCCGATCTCGTTGAGCACGTCCTTGAGCTTCTCGGTGCCCTCGGTCAAGCCGCCGTTGTCCTTCGGCTTCGGCTTGAGCCAGGACTTGACCATGACGTACAGGACCACGAGCCCGACACCTGCCAGGGCAATCCCGACGTACTTGGCGTACTTCTTAATCCTGGGCCACATGTCAGCCGTCGCCGTTCAGGACCTTCGCCTTGGCCGCGTCGGCTTCCTTTTCCTTGTCCGTCTGGGTCCACTTGGACAGGAGCTTCTTGCCTATCAGCTCCCAGGCCCCGATGGCACCCAAGCCGGTCCCGAGTCCAGCTCCGGCCGCGCCGAGCCATGCCTTCCAGCCAGCCCCAGGCTCGATACCGACCATGCCGAGAGCAGCTCCACCCAGGGTAGCCGTTACGATTACCACCCACGGGGTCCACTTCTTTCGGATCTTCTTGCCCTGCTTGCGCAGCAGCCACTGTAGAAACGCCACGATCAACATCAGGATGCAGGCCACGGCGGGTCCGTATTCCTTGGCCTGGAACTTCATGTAGATCCACTTGACGGCCTTGACCAGGAAGTCGCCTTCTTGGCCCGGCTCAGGGGGCGCACCGTCTGCCACAGGGCCCAACGCATCTTTCGGGTCCTTGGCTTCATCAGCCTTTGCCTCGTCGGCTGGGGCAGCAGCAGGTTCGGCCGCTGGCTCGGCCAGATCGGCCGGCTGGGCTACCACGGCCCGGACCATGACATGGTCGACACTGCTCTGAGCTGTCGCTGGGACAAAGAGCATGAAAAACAGCAAGCTGAACATCAGTTTACGGGACATGGTCATCTCCTCAGAGCAATCGGGAGGCCAGGATGGCCAATGCCTGAATGCGTGCAGCTCGATCAAGCATTTCCCGTCGTTTTCCTTTGGTACGTGCCGCGACTACAACCTTCCGTTGGATCTCCTGGGCGTTGAGCATTACCTCGGCGGTGGTCCTGTTGATGAAGTCCTGGATCACCGCTTCACTGTCCAACGCTTCCGCGAGCGTCTCGCGACACGTGTCTACGATCTCTTTTACGGAAGTAACATCGAGGTCGGAGCCGCCGGAGAGCCAGAACGCAGATCGGTCGCAGAGTGCAGCAATGTCGGTCCGGCCGGCAGCCTCGAACGCCTCGGCCAGGGCCTCGATGCCCTCCACAAACCTCTCGTTGGGATCTCTCACAGGGCCACGATGATCCGCCACACGAACGTATGGGTTCTAATCTTTGACATGATCGGGAAGTGAGCGACTGCGAAGAGGAAGTCGGTCCCGACCTTGGTGGGCTGCGACGGGTAATACTTGTAGGTCCCGTAGACCCCCAGTTCACCGAGTCCGAATTCGACGTCAGGCTCGTTGGGGTTCAGGCGGCACACCGGGGCAACCACGTTGGGGCCGATCGGCTGCTCAATAATCACGAAGTCCTTCTTGGCCCCCACTGCCTGGATCAAAGCTGTTGCTGAAATGTTGATGGGCTCGACCAGGACCGGGTTCGCCTGGTAGCCCCCAACCCCGACCTGGAAGGATGTCAGCTCGAACGACAGCTCGCCCAGAATAGACCGCGCCAAGTTGTCCCGCGACTCGTTGGTCAGCAGAGCGATGATGTCGTCTGTGGGGTTTGTGATCGCCAACTCAGTCTCCTACACGATTTCGACGATGAACTGCTCTAGCGTAATGACCCCGCCGGTCGAATCGTTGTAGCTGAACCCCCGAACGTCGAATGCTTCTGTGGTAATGAACGTATTGTTGGATTGACTGTCGCCGAACGCATCAGCCCCGTTTGTTGAAGACCCGTGACAATGACCAAGGATAGTTACGCCCGTACCGACGCCTCGGACCGTGAAATATGCTTCCATCGACCACGGGCCGGTCCCGCTCAAAGCACTAAAATTGGTCAGTGTTATGCTGTGGCCTGTTTGATCTTTGATCGAGACACCAACAGAGCAGTTTGTCCCGAGGGTAGTGACTTCCCCACCAGCTCGCACGCGGATCGTCGAGCCCGCACTCAGCCGGTTGGCTGGTATTTGATGATTAGATGCCGTAAAATACTGGCCCCCCGTTACACCCGTTCGCGTCTCTGTTGCAATGATTGCATGGGTCTGGACTGGCGTGACGATAGAGTTCGTGCCGTTGTTTAGCACGCCCAGGCCGCCGTAACTGTTCGGGCCGATCGTGATCTCGTCGCAGTTGGAGTTGATGAGCAGCGCTGTGAGGAAGTAGGTGCCGCCTCGGAAGTTGCAGTTGGAAACGAGGCAACGGTCGATCCCTTCGAGCATGATCCCGAGGCCCGCGTTGGTCGCGTTCCCAATGTCATTCCCGCCCGACCCAAAGAAGTTGTTCCCGTTCAGGGTTACCCAGCCAGAGTTGGCAGTATCCGGGCCATCAACCAAGATCCCAACAATGTACCCGCTCGAAATACCTGAAATGGTATTGGTCTGATTGCCGCCCAGGTCGTTTCCGATGGAATTGTTCGAGCAGACCGTGTCCCACGGTGAGCCCGACAGTAGGATCCCACTATTCCTGTCGGAACCACCTTGGAGCGCGTTTCCAGTGACGATATTGTAGCTGCCTTGCGCGTAAACGAGAGACCGATCTGTGGACGTATTGCCAGAGGTTGCTGATACCGAGAAGTTACCCGTGATAATGTTGTTCGAGATTTGGCTGTTTCCGTAGACCTGGATTCCGGAGCAAGCCGCCCCGGCATCAGCAACCTCATCGAGGTCAATGTAGTTCGAGTCGATGATGGTCCCAGTGGTGGCCCCAGCATGATTCGGAACAACGCCGCGCACCGCTGTCTGGATGCGGTTGTTGCTGATGCTGCCAGTGAAATACTGAATACCAGTGTAGCATTGCAGCAAATTGTTGCCGTTGACGACGGCTTGATCGCCTGTGCTGTTGATCCCCACGGACAACACGTTCGTGTCGTAATGGCGCATCGTCCGGATATTGTTGTCCGAGATGGTGACGTACTGATCACCGGAGGTGAGGCCCCCAACGCCACGGCCCGGATTGTCCCCGGCGTCCCCTCCGATGTGGTCGATGATGTTGTTCGTAACCTCTATGTAGTCGCCGTTGTAGTAGACGCCGTAGCAGATGTCGGTACTGAGCGTGTCCAAGAGGTTGCCGACGTCCGAGATCGAGTTGCCGGTAACGTTCGTGTAGGCTGTGCAGTAAATCCCTGTGGTCTTCTTGTACTGCTGCCGAATCACGTTCCCAGAGATGGTGCACTGACTTCCAGCAAGGATTGCAGCCGAGGCCCACGGATTGAGGTAGGAGGTCACCGACCCGGTTATGGAAAGCGTGTCGTCAATGTGGTTCCCACTGATCACGGAGTAGCTGCCGCTATAGATCACAGCACCCACGATTCCAAGCTCGGGGTGGTTGCGGGTGTCGATGTGGCAGTTGATGCAGTTGAGGTAGCCGCCTGTGCAGTTCACGGCCTCCGCTACGCTATAGAACGTGCAGTCGCCCACAGTGAAGTGAGATGATCCAAAAGCCCCTGTGCGCAGATTCTGGAAGTAGCAACCGGTGACCGTGCAGTATGCGTCACTGGTAACGAGGCCGTAAGTCGCGTCTTGAGCTGTCGCGTTGCCCAGGAACTTGCAACCTGTAACCGTACAACTCTGATCATTGAGACGAAGGAACGAGTATGATGCCGACCCGCCTGTGATGGCTGCATCGCGGAAATCGAAGGTGCAGTTGGAGACGGCGCTCCACAAGCCTACCAATACTGTCCAGTCGTTGTCCCCGGCCGATGTTGGGAGCCTCTGGAAATAGCTGTTGGATACGACGGCCCTATCGCGGAATCGGAAGTAGTTGTTTCCTGCCTGCCCCGCAACGACATAGGTGTTACTCTCCCAGACGAGATCAGGGGCCGTTGACGCAAAGACGGTCGCGCTTTGTTGCTGACTCTTGAACCAGTTCCCCTTGATAGTGCAGCCACCAGGGGCACCAAAGTTGTTGAACAGCTCCCCGATGGTTTCCCAGTGGTTGTTGGTCACATGGACGACGCCAGGTAGATTGGTCCCGTCAATAGAGAGGATGACGGTGCTGGCATATGTGGCGTTACCCCATAGGATCTTGTTGTTGTTGACCGAGACAATAGCGCCCTCAGCCGTGTTGGCTGTGGTAGCCCCGGCCAAGAAGAAACAGGCGTAGCCGTCAGCCCCCGTGCTCTGGATGTTGTTGTTCTCAATAGTGAGCGACGTAGACGTTGTTGCCTGCTGGGGAACTTCGATGTTGCAGAACGATCCTTGTAGGCCAGCGAAAAGAGCATTGTCCTGGATCCACCCGTGGGCCGTCAGCGTGCTTGTAGAACTGTGCTCGATCTGGATCTGGGTACCGGTGGTCGATCCAGTGCCCGTGGCACTGTTCTGGAACGTGTTCCCGCAGATCTTGTAGTCAACGCAGTTGTCCAGATAGATCCTGTTGGCGTTCTGGCCATTCATGAAAAAGTGGCACTGACTGATTTCCACCCCCATGACAGGTCCGGCCCCGGACACCTGAATCGTGGGGCTGTAATTGCCGAGGCCGTTCAGGGTGAAGAAGCAGCGCAACACTTTGAACCCGTTGACCGCTCCGCTAGCCGCGAATTCAATCAGGCCGTCTGTCGCCCCAGACTGCTTGGCCTCGTTGAATGCCGCGTTGGAAAGCGTGATGTTCTCGCAGTCCGTAAACTCGAACAAGGTTTGATTAGTGCCTCCGTTTTGGAGGTAGGGCAATCCGGTGCCTGAATCGTAGCCGAGCGGCCCCACACTTGTGATCCGCAGACCTTTTTTTCCCGAGACCGTGACCTTGCTGGTGAACGTGTAGGTTCCAGCCAGGACTACGATAACGTCCCCGTCGTTGGCATCATTGAGGGCTTCCTGAAAGGGAGCATGGCTTGCACCGACGTAGTGTGCCCCTGAACCAACAGGCCCAATCGTCCGAACAGTGCTGCCAAAAGCCGTGTAGTTCGCGTCGATCCAATCGAATCCACCCTTGATTGTCTTGTCAGCCAGGGCCTCCATGCCGTTGGTGAACCCCGTCGTCGGGAGCGGCATATCACTCGCCGCCGGCATGGGAAATGGCGTCAGCGGAGCAGCAACTTCTAGTTCGCCCAGAGATGAACGATAGCCGTACTGGACCCCAACGGTGCCGTTAAATGACACGTCGGCCGTTTCCGAGAAGTCCATCCGGATCCATGGATTGACGACAAAACCGAGCGCGTCAGCATCGGTCGAGGGGTTGATCTGAAACGTGTTGGTCGAATCGAAGATCGCTTGGATCTTGATCCTACCGGCGTCAGTTGGTGATGATAGCGGCCTGCTCGTGACTCCGTCCGTGAGGGTGAGGTAGTACACGGCCGTGCCGATCACACCGGAACCCACGTAGACTGTGTCCAGGAGTTGGAAGGCGGTTACTGCACCGCCTGTCACACCCGACCAGCGCGCTCTGGCCGCCACTGGATACTTGGCGTCTACAATCGGGTTGAGCGCATTGAACTCGAAACCCGCTGTGCCGTGTTTGACCTGACTAGCAGACCCCGCTTTGAATGCGTTGTTCTCTTTGACCGTGATGTGCTGGGCCTCGAACAAGTCTGGAGGCACCGTACCATCGTCGTCATTGTTTCGATGCGAGTTGAGCGCGGCCTCACCGGCCGAGCTGATGATGGGTCGCCACTGCGCGGTTCCAGTGGTGTCCCAACCATAGAACACCCGTTCGTCCAGGACGAGGTAGTGATCGCCATCGCGGTTGAACTGGCTCAGGCCAGTCGGGGGGTTCGAGTAGTCCGGGAGCGCTGTGGCGGTCGTTACCGTGCCGCGAAAGGCGGAGCGATCAACCGGGTCGGTGAAGTCGGCTTCCAGGTACGAGATGTCGTCGAGCGTCACCTCGACGGCGCCTACGCCGATGTCTAGCTTGGCGAGCTTCGCCCGAGCGGTCTTTCCAGCCGCCGTCAGGGCATTGTACTGGGCTTCGGTCAGGACCTCCAGCTCGGCAATCGCTACGTTGTTGGCTTGGTACTCCGCGTGGAGCAGGACCCACTGGGTCCCAATCCCAACGGACAGGCGTTCCGATGTCCCCTCCAAGATCGTCACCAGACCGTCAGCTCCAATCGAAGCGAACGGCTGAACATCGATCTCCAACAGGCTCGCGACAGGGGAAACCTGGCCGCCGGAAAACACGCCCTTGGTAACCAGGTCACGAAGCCGGTGATTGATGTCGGACGTGATGTCCGGGTTACGAAAACGTGCGAGGGTCCTGAGTGCCATGGCCTACCCTAGAACTGGACGACCACGCGGAACTCGGCGGACTCTGTATCGGTCTTGACCCGAAGCGGGAAATTCCCGATCGCGAACAAGAACGTGGTTCCGAGGTCCGGGTCTCCAGAGATTGGACTGTAGATGATGGTTCCGATCAGGCAAATGTTGGAGATCGAGGCCACAGCCTCAGCGGGTTCCAGCCTGCACGTGAATTCGGGGCAGAACTGACTGACGAGCGTTGCGGCGTCGACTGGTTCCGGGCCGAACACCACTGAGGGGCACGTCGTGGTCGTGGGGTCGGGGGTCAGGGCCGTTGCCGGGTCAAGGGGGTCGTGGCCCGCTGACCCGACCGAAAACTGGTCAACTTGGAACGCCTTGCCTGTGAGGATCAACTGGGCAAGACGTTGACGCCCGATGTCGGTGACGGTCGCGATAACACTGAAAGCCATTGGCTACCCCAGGATCGACTCGGTGTCGGCTGTGATGTCGGCCGGATCGTCGACCGAGCTGTTCTCGATGAAGTTGACGCCAACGCAGAGCTGGTACCGAAGGTGGCCATCTGCGGAAACGGATCCCTTGCCTCCGCCGTGGCGCTCGTCCATGCACCGGCACTTCCGGACGTTGGTGTCGATAGCCCCACAGGTCGAGCACACGAAGTTCTCAACCAGGGCGCCCATCGAGTACCCGGTGCGCTTTTTGGTCAAGATCTGATCGACCAACCAGTTGTCCTTGGTCCGGTCCCAACCAGCCAAGATCCTGGCCTTCCAGGTGTTGTACGCGGGGACGCGCTGGAGCGTCGCATCGAAGATGACACCTTTGGCTTTGAGCGGGTCCTTGTTGTCGTGGTCTTGGTGGCAGGGCTTGTGGTCGAACGTCTGGTAGACCAGCTTCCCGTAGAGGGGATCGAAGTAGCTCATCTCCTCGTAGGGAAACGCCTGCATGTTCCGGTTGGGGAAGTCGACGGTCACGATCGGGATGTCGACTAGGACGTAGTCTCTGGGGTCCGCCGAGATCCTGTAGCTCTCCGACGCAGCTTCCAACCAGCTCGTGTCGATGTCGCTGGCATGGAGCGACGACCCTGCGAAGACGTCAGCCCCCGCCAAGGACAACCGTTGACGCCGCGAGTCGTAGTCGTACCGAAACGCCTCGACGATCCGTTCAGACGCAACCGTTCGGCCGAGGACCGTCGAAGGGCCTTGGGGGTTTCTCATCGTGCGTGCCGCAACCAAATCCATCGTTTACCCCTTTGCGTCTACATAACGCCTAGCTCAACTGACCCGTGAACAACGTGGGGCTCGTGGGGGCCAGGGCCTTGCTCTTAAAACTGGCGTCCATGGTTTTGGCCAGGACGGAGTCCTTGTCTTTGATCTGGTCCACGGTGGCCTGGGCCAGCTCGGTCACGTTGACTTTCTTCGTGTCCCGGTGGGCAACGGCCTGGGCCAGGTATTGCAGCTCCCTCATTCGGATCTTGGGCTTGAGGGTCTCGTTGTTCGCGAACCACTCCGCGATGTCCTTGCAGGTCTCGGGGGAAATCGGGAGACTCCGGGCGACACCGAGCCGCATCATCACGTAGGCCATCAGCTCCACCTTGCGGTGGTTCTTGAGCCTGCTCTTGAGGGTCTTCATGACCCAACCGGAGTCAGCCAGAGCTTGCCTCTTACCAGGCTGGTAAACGGTGTTTACGATCTCCTGGAGGCACGCCTGGGCTTCCTTCTTCCGGAGCTGCATGAACTGCTGGCCCCGGTCCCAGAAGATGTGGCTCGGCTGAGCCTCGGCTTCACCGAAGGCTTCATCATCTTCGTTGACCCCGGCTTTGTCCTGCCAGTTCTTGACCTTCTTGCGGATCTGGAGGTCCTCTTCGAGCATCTCCATCGCTTCGTGGAGGTCGTAGCCGCCGCGTGCCGCCCACACCTTGAGTGGGATCGGGACGCCCTCTTCTTTGAGGGTCGAGAGGAGTTCGAGGTACTCGCGGTCGCCCTCGGGGAGCAGCGACTTTTTCCACTGGATGTTGGGGACGAGCAGGTCCTCCTCGGGGAGGTCCATGGCGTCGGTCTGGCTCAGGTTCTCCAGGTTGATATCCTGGTAGTCCTCGACGAAGGGCTGGTTGCGTTGTACCGGCGACGGGGTAGTTCGGACCCGGTGGTCCAGCTCAGCCTTCTTGCGCTTGACGAACCCGTGAGCGCGAGCCAAGATCTTGAACTGTTTGATGTAGACCTGCTGGGTCAGGAAAAACCGGAGGGTCCGGATCTGCTCGGTGAAGACCGACTTGGCCTGCTCCATGTTGTTGTAGGTGGCGTCGCCACTCAGCAGTGCTTCAGAGATCCCGAGGCCGCGCATCTTGCCCTCGGAGAAGATTTGCCACTCGTCGGACCATTTCCAGAGCTGGCCACCCTGCCGGACCTCTTGCGCCTCGACGCCGGTCCGGGTCGCGACCACAGCCCCGACCGGGTCCTCGTCGGCCTGAACGAACAGGCCGGCCAGGTCCTCCATCTCCTCCATGGTCGGTTCCCACCGCTCGTCGAGCCCGCAGGTCAGGTGGAGGATGTTGCCGGCTCGGCGGCGAGCCGCCGTGACCGAGCTGTTCATGAGGCTCTTTTCGAGCGCCCAGAAAGGAATTATCCGGGTATAGATCGATGTCCCGACGAAGTCATACGGCGATGACTTGCGCCGGATGTACATCGTGTTCAGGGGGTCGAGAGGGATCGGCTGGCCCGACTGCATCTTCTGGAGCAGGTAATCGGGGAGGCGATCCCTGGCGGCTTGATCCCGGTAGTCATCGGATGTCACAAACTGCCGGTACCCGGGTGACATCACCAGGTCGATCTTGGGGTCGCAGTTCCGGACCGGGATCGGGGTGATGGTCAAGAAGTCGGAGTCGTGCGGGACGAAATCAGTCCAGTACCCCTTGGTCTCGTTGTAGATCAACGAAGCGCAGAATCGACCCAGGGCCAGGTACTCGATCGTGATCGCGGGTAGCTCTTGGGCCTTGTCGCCAAACACCTGGGCGGCGTCCTCGTAGAACTGACGGATCTTGGGGTCATCCACCCCGACGACGTCGAACTCGCTCCAGGGCAGGTTCGACATGATGTCGACCGCCGGCCCGGCAATCGCGTCACGGGTGTAGATGATCCGAAGCATCTTGTTGATCCCAGGCAGGTCCCTTGGGATCCAATCCTCGATAACGCTCCCTTCCTCCAAACGATCGTAGGCCGGGTTGAAACGAGTGATATCGTATCCGCCAGATGGGCTGGGCATCCGGTTGGACATGCTTGACGACCCGCCAGGCATCGGGGCCGGACAGCTCGCAGATGTCCTATTTCTGGACGTCGCCGTGGCGGGTCGCCCGCTCCCCAGGGAGTAGACGTTTCCCTGCACCTGTTGTCCAAACCGGAAGTTGCCCACGGGTTACTCCTCGACGCGGAGGGGAAGCGTGATGTGGCACGCTCCGCAGTATTTGGCCTCGCGCTCGCTGACGAGTTTGACGGGCTTGAGACCATCCCCACATCGGGGACACTTGTTTGCCGGCACGGCAGCCGTGGTCTCTTTCTTGAGATCCCGGTAGCTGCGCAATACTCGACCCTGAAGTGTCGCGTTTACCTTGTTCGACTTGACGTCATCGGCGATGGCCAAGACCTCGTCCAGGACAGATCCGATCACAGTCGATTCCAAGCTGGCTGTGTGGCCGGCCATCTTGAGGCGTTGGCGCACGGCCACCATTTGGTCGGGACTGAGTCCCAGTTGATACGTCTTGTTGGCCTGCTGCACCAGCTCTGCGAGCTTCATGATCCACTCCTACTTGATCGAGGGGATGAATGGTATTCTAGCCGCTGTGACGGTTGGGGCCTGGGGTCGCGAAGACATCGGAACATCGTTGTTCCGAAATTCACGAGAACCTCTGACAGTCCCCAAGACACCACCCCTTGAACGGCCGACATACCCGTACCTCTCGAATTTCCGCGTGTGCTTCGGGTCTAAAATAATGGCGAGGGCAAGGCAGAGGCACCGCCACAAGTCGTCGGTGCCGTTGATCGGCTTGATCACTTTGCGGCCCGCCTCGCGGACAGTTAGGATTTGGAGCAGCAGGTGGGTCACCGGGATATCTTTGACCATCTCCATGAACTGCTTGTCGCTGCGCCTCACCGTGTCCAGATCGACCTCTCCCTGAGGCAACCAGGACATGCCGTCGAGCAGGTTCGACCGAACCATGTCGAAGTCGGCCTTCTTGAGCGAGAGCTGGAGAGCCTCGACCCCGAAGTCCTTGCGGAGCCGCTGAACCTGGTCGATGCTATTCCACCGGTCGTACCCGGCCATGATGACGTTGAACGCCTTGACGAGCGGGATGATCGTGTACTCAAACATCAGGGGGAAGTTGATCGTGACCCGCTCGCCTTCATTCTCCTCGGGCATACATTCGAGGGCGAGGTCACACACCGGCTTCTTGAGCTGGACGTCGTAGCTCCACAGCTCGACCGCGAAGCTGTTGTTGCTGAACCCCGTGTCGACTGTCAGAATACGGGGGCGCCGCTTCTCAGTAACGACCGGCTGGACCTCCAGGTACATGGTCTTGTCGCCGAACTCGTCGGTGTTGTAACGTCGGACCCAGGAGATGTACTGCTTCTGGTTCTCGCCGTTCTGGAGCTTCTCGACGGCCCGGGTGTCCGAGATGAACTGGTTGGCACCAAGTGGTGGGATACCCCCGTAGTCGCGATCGAAGATGACCTGGTTGACCATCTCGTCCTTGAGCGAATCAAGGGTGATGTTCGGGTTGACCTCCCAGGTCGCGTAGTGCCAGGCAAACGTCGATGGCTTCTTGTTGGCCTCGCGGAGCCCGACCATGATCGCGTCGTTGAGGCTCGACGGGCTCGACACGTCCACGTTCAGGCCGTCCGGGGCGTTCTCGTTCTCAGTCTCACGTAGTTTGAGCGAGGCCGACCGGATCGTCTGGAGGCTCTTGACCAGAGCCTCGTGGGTCTCCTGGGCGTTCATTCTCACCTTGGAGGACATCGTGGTAGATTCGGACTGGACATCGAACCAGCCCTTCTCATCCATCCCGGTGAAGATCCTGGTTCGACCACGGATGGTCCGGATATCAGGGCCGCAGAACGAAGCAGCGATGCGCTTGTGTCCGTACCACAGGAACGTGTCCTTGAGGTCGAACAAGTCCTTGCTGAGCCGTTGGCCCTCTGACGTCAGGAACGCATGGTACTCGCGGAACCACGGGCTGTTATCGATCCGATCGTAGAATGCCTGCCAGAGTGTGTCGTAGGCTTGGCCGGCCGTCAGCGCCACAAAGGTGCAGTGGAGCATCTGGTTGTCCATCAGGCCGAAGTACGACGAAGGGCTTGGGAGCCGCAGGAACCGGACGAGCTGGTAGGTCGCCAGGAGGCCGCCGCCCATGACGGTCTTGGATGACCTCATCCCGGCGCAGCCATTCATGTTGGTGAAGTGCTGGATATCCCCGGACTTCAACATCTCGTTGCGGCGAGCCCTGCATTTCGGGCATATCCCCTCGACCAGGAACACGACGTTGTCCAAGATCTCTGGTAGGGGCTCGTCGACTTCGATCGTGAGCTGCTTGTGCCCAAACCTCTCGTGGGACGTGAGGTACTTGGGGTTGGTGCAGTGCGGGCAGAACTCACCCAGGAAGTTGGTGCACAGCTCGATCTGCCGAGGGAACGGGTCGATGTTCAAGAAGCTGTGGCCCCGGACCCATTCGATCCAGTTCTTGGGCCACCGGACGTCGGTGTCGACCACCTGGTCGAAAACTGACACGTCCAGATCCGATTCGATCGCCTTCTCGACCAAGGCGATGGGATCAAAATTGTCTGGTATTTTGCCGAGGTCGGGCATACTACTGCTTTACAGCCTTCGGAATCTCGAACACGAGCGACTTCTCGTCGTCCAGGTCATCGGGCACGTAGGCTTCGGCAGGGACTAGCCGCTTCAAGTCGTGGACCTGGGCCTCCACATCCTCAGGGTCTAGCTCGGCGGGGGTTTCCAGGGATAAGCCTTCTATGGTGTGGGCTTCCGCCAACTGCTCCGACAGCTCAGGTCGACCTATCGGCCGTCTCTGCCTTCTCTTCTTGCGAGTCATCTTGCTCTCCAACTGTCCGTAATACTGTTACCTTTTCGTCCTCTGGCTTGCACTCCAAGATCTCAGCGACCGTCACGACGGTCTGCTTGTAATCTACACTGGCGTACTTGCCGACGTCCTTGAGGACTCCCTTCAGGGCCTGGTCAATCTTCCCGTGATGCTCGCGGGGGAACTGCTGGTACAGGTCAGCGCGGGCATTAGATACGGCGAGGGTTGCGTACCGGATGTACTGGCGGATCATAGGCTGAACGGCCTTGGCCAAGATCTCGTTCATGATGACCGCTGGATCCTTACGGGCCTCGATCTCCTTGATGGTTGCGAGGGTAGTTTGGATGAGCTGAACAAACGCCGTGCTGTTGTCGACGTTCGGTGAACCTTTGTACTCGACCTCGGCGATCCCAACCAGATCTCGGAGCATCCCCAGGTTGTCCCTGAGGACCTCGACGTTGCTCTTGATGGGCTCATTGGCTTGCATCTCCGCGATGACATGCTCGACCTCTCGGATGTCGATCGCGTACTTCAAAGACAGGATATCTGGAGATCGAGTACCTGCCTCGAAATCCGCACGGATGCACTCCAACGCCTCTTGATTCATCAGGGACCTCTGTTGAAATAGTAAGGCTAGGCCACGACTACGAACTGGTCGACGAACACCGGGTAGCCCGCCCCGACGAAGCCCTGCGAGCCAAACCCGACCCAGGTACCCCGGGGGACGTCGGCCGCCACCTCGATGATGTCCTCGCTGATCTGACGCCAAATCGGAGCGTCTATCGGATTGTCATCCAGGACGTTGGACCAGACCTGGACCACGACGCCACCACCATCCTGACGCAGTACGTCAAGACGGAACTGGTGCCACAGGTAGACCCCGAGCGTGCCATCGACGAGCTTCGACCAGAGCGTCGTTGAAACGTCGTTGAGCGTTCGGGACAGTCGCAGCTCGTACTGATTCGACGGCTTGTCCATCAGCATCAGGTGGTAGCCATCGGTCGAGAGCCTCTCGGCCTTGTTGCTGTCCGATGGGGTCACATCCTCCATCAAGGCCCCGATCCCAACAGAGTGCTTGGCCGTGTTCTTGATCGCGAGCGACGCCGCGATCCGGACGCTCACATCTCCGGTGAGGTTGTTCGGGGTCCGGCGGAACAGCAGGCGCCCATTGTTGGCCCCTGAGACCTTTTCAATGCGTCGACAGACGTCGTCGTAGGGGAGCTGGTGGTCCGGGACATCCGGATGGAGCTGGACCCCGTCAACCATTCCGCTCCCACCCTGCTGGGTCGAGTAGCTCGGGATCATCGTCACTCCTAAGCGATGAGGATGTCGAGATCGGCTAGGATCACACCAGGCCACCCGACCGTGAACGTGTCGATCAAGACCGGCACACCGTCAATGTAGTAGAGAGGAACAACGTACTTCCCGACCGGGTGTCCACTCGGAACCCCAGCCAGCGACGTCAGGTACAGGGTCACGTCGTGGACGCCGTCGTCGATCAGGTCAGAGAAATCGAACGTGACCTGGGCCTCGGCCCCTGGGACGTCGTAGGAGCCTGATTGGATCATAGTCCCGTCGCTGGCCGACGTGCTGTCCCGGCGCAACGCCCATGTCCCCTCCACGTTGGCGTACCATTTGATCGTGACCTCGTTGAAGCCTGGCTGCGGGGAGCCCTTGGGGATCGGGGGGTCGCTACCGGGGACGATGATCGGGGTGTCCAGCTCGTAGGCCGTTATGGTGATCAAAGGTTCACGGGTATCGACTGTGATTGAATCGCTGGCTTCGAGAGTTGCCGAGGACAGGGCATCGTCAAGCAGCGCCGACCAGATGGTGTTCTCTCCGACCTGGCGGAGCACAACAGGGGGCCGGTCCTGATAGGGTCGCGGCTTGGCATCGCCGATCAGAATCCCTACCCCGGGGTCAATCTCGAACACGGAGCCCGTCGATAGCTCCACGTCAGCAAAGTCGAACTGGGCCCGCACCCCGCCGGCCTCGTAGGGCCCGGACGCTCGGCCCAGGGAAGAGATGCCAAACCGGTCGAGGGTCGGCGTGTTCGACGACGAGACAGTATCGACCAAGATCGGGTTGTCCATGTCAACGTCCCGGTCGTACAGCCGGAACTCGGTGACGGCCAGGGGGGCCGGGGATAGCACTTCGATCTCCAAAACGAGATTGCGATCGATGATGTTGGTGAACAGGATCTTGGTGAGGGCGGTCTCCACGTTGCCGGCCCACGCCTTGTAGAACCACTGAGACCCCTCGCGCTCGATGGCGAACCCTAGGACATCCCCGGCGGTCATCGCGTCGAGGGGGTTCACCTGGCTGTCCAGCAATCCAACGAACAAGCTCCCGTCATCGGCCATGGTTCTGATCTTGAACGACGAGATGACCCGTAGCCCGGTCCCGAGCCCAATAGACCCAGCTCCAAGGGCCAAGGCAAAGAGGTCGAAGTTCCCGGTGGTTGGGATCTCGTTCGAGGTGTCATAGACGATGGACCGGAACGAGGATTGGAACGAACCAATATCCTCGGTGACGGTCAGAGGTATCGCGCCAAAAGCGTAGGGGTAATTGGAGTCGGATGGATTCCCGCCCCAGTACCTGGTCATGATGTCTCCACGAAGTCTCATGTACCCGTAGGGGTCTGGGATCTTGGTGTAGACGTCGAGCGCACCTTGAAGCTCTTGAGTGCCAATCACGAACACATCGAGGTCAGATTGCTTTTCTACCCTGGAGACATAGAGAACGTCGATGTTGGCTATACGAAAGTACGATGACATCGTGGCCTCACTGGATCAACATGTCGAGCAAGCTGAACATGGACTTGCCCGGCATGAACATGGGCTGGTCCATGACCACGGCCGCGTTGAACTGAGCTGTCAGGTTCCGTTCTTTCCGGACCGCACCCAAGATGGGCCCCTGCTCCGAGGTACGGATGAACTCCTCGACCAGGAGCGCGTGCCCTTGGACCTCCCGGACAATGTAGGATCCGACGTTCATGCCTCCTTGGATCTCCACCACGTCCCGCTTCGCTACCCCGAGAGCCGCAAAATCCTTGGTTGGGCTGTACCAGCCGTTCGGGGAGGCTGTGGTCTCGAAGTCACTGACTTCGATGTCCGCCATGTACTTGGGTCGATCCGGCTCGATGACCATGTGGGGCGAGTCTGAAACAGCGAGGTCCATACCGGCCGAGAGCGTGTAGTTGATCCCGATTGCCATGTCGATGTCGACGGGATCCGTCTCGTAGGTCGCCGCCACCAAGATGTTGATCAACGACGAGATGTACTCGACCCCGGTCAGGTGGACGTCGAAGTCGGTGTCGACCTGGAGAGTTTTGGCGATCAGCAGGTCGAGGTTTGTCCAGACGGTCTCGACCAGCGAGATCGACATGTCCAGGCCGGTCGAAACCAGCCGGGTTTCGGCGATCATCACATCCAGGTCTGAGACGGGCTCGCGGGTCGCGGCGACGAGAACGCCCACGTCCGCCGTTTCCGTGAAGGTCTGGCCGATCCACATGTCGAGATCAACGGTGTCCATCAAGATTGGACTGAGCGGAGTCCCGAAGGCTACCCCCTTGTAGAGCCCGGCCGAGTTGCCGCCCAGCCGCGACACCGCCGTCGTGCTAGGCTTCATGGTCGTGACGGTCTGTTCGTGGTTGACCACCTGGACCCAGAAGATGTCCGAGGCCCTCCACAGCTCCATCGAGTAGAGGTAGGGGCTACCAAGCGACAAGCGGACTGACCCCGTGGGGCCTCCCTTTGTTTCAAAATCCGCGCCCGAACCGGCCGATGCGTTCAGGGTCGCGGCCCACAGGTAGATCTGACCTTGGGTCCCTGAGGCAGCGAGCGACTGGCCATTCATGGGGACGATGTTGTAGGACGTTCCGCTGTAACCTGCGCCGCCGTGGTCTCCTTGGTCGATGATCAAGTCCCGAAACCGGTTGAGCCTTAGGAATATCATCTGGGCCCCACCCGAGGTGGCCCAGTAGTTGTCCCCAACACATTGGAGTCGAAGGTCCTTGGCGGCCGTGTTGCCCTCGATGAGGGCCATGCCCCCAAGCATGTAGTAATCTAGGCCCCAGCCGTGGTTCGCTACCGAGTCCCCACTGGTCTCCTCCCGGGTGTGGAGCGCCACAGCGTCGGTGTTGTTGTACAACTGGAGCCCTATCGGCTTTTGGTCCAGGGTCCCCGAGGTTCCGAACATGACCGTCCCGAGGACCAACCAATCTGTGGGCTCCGATGTGGCAGGCAGTGTCGCCGTGACAAGGTCATTAGCCAGGTAGTTGGTGCCCCGGGTGTACCCTGTTCCCGCGACCGAGTTCGAGATGATGTCCTCGCCAACCCGGAGACCTGTGCTCATGTCGATCGCTATAATGATGCCATCGTCAACGTAGACGGAGCCTGTTGCTTGGATCGTCTTGATGGTGACGTTGAACTTGCAGTCGATCGGAGTCGCCCCCGAGTTGACCACGATGGCTCCTGAGAAGCTCTTGTATTTCGATGTGCCTGTTGCAACGCGAGGCAGCACGGTGCCGCTCGGAACCTGTAACGACACGTCCATGAGGTAGCTGGGCTGGTTCGCCGTGTAGGACAGACAGAAGATGATCAAGTAGTCGGTGTTGGCCGAGAAGCTCCCACTTGAGATCGTGCAGTAAGACTTTGTCCCGTCCGCGACCGCTATGCCGTCCCTAGAGCTTTGCCGCCCCGAGAGGTAGGAGATGAAGTCAGTCATGGCTCACCTTTCGGTGGGCCGTGTTATTCGTAGATGGCCCTGACGTGGAGCTGGCCTGGGGCCGGGGCCAAAAGCGCCCCGCCGAACCCGTCGTGGAACCACTCACTGAAGTTGTGGCCCTCGCCGCCCCTGAAGATTGTATTGGGGGGCAGCAACTTGTAGGTGTCTGGGAACCAAGGGGGTTGGAACGGCCGCGTCCTGGCCACAACGAGCTTCTTGTACTTGGGATAGAACGCGGCCAGGGCGTGGCGCCCTTGGTTCTCGATCCCGAGCACGTAGAGACGTTGGGTCCCTGCGTCGTTTTTCCAAATCGTGGTCCAGTACCTGACAAAACGCTCACCCCTTGCGAGATCTACCCGGCACGTAATCGCCGGGAGCCCTTGGTCTTGCCGGGTCGGAATGTACGCGATCTCAGCCACATCCTCGACTGGCAGCGAATCGCTAGACAGGCCCGGCTGCTCCAAAATAACCGCCCCCGAGCGGAGCACTGCGCGCCAAACAAAGTCGTGATTGCTGAGGGATTGAGCTTGCTCGATCGAAATAGGTTGCGGGAGTTGGGTCACCTGACGCTCCTGTATGTTTGGCCTTTCAACATCTGGTAGACCCCCTTGACCGACAGTCCTGTTGCGTCCGCGATCTCAGTTGCTTTGATCTGACCTTCGCGGAACATCTTACGGTAACCCCTGACCTGCTCGTCAGTCATCTTGGCATTGTGGTTCCCCTGGCCGGTTCGCCGTCCAGGCACGAGTCCCATATCCTCCAGGTACCGCTTGGCCGTGTGGCCGCATACAGGGACCTTTTTACAGATTTCATGGGGCTTCGTGGTTCCTTGCCGGTACAGCTCCGCGACCTGATCCTTGTAGCGCTCGCGGCGCTCCGGGGTGATGTAGTTGAGGGCCTCGTCGGCCGAGGCCAGCGGGCCCCCAGCCCGTTGGTAGGTCAAACCGCGCAACATCCACCGGACGTTCTTGGTCGCCATCGAGGTCTCGCGGGCGATGTCGTGCATGTTCAGCTCGCCAGCCTTGAAACGAATCCGGTACTGCTCGGCCTGGGCGTCGGTGAGCTTGGCCCTGCTCGATCGTTCGCCGGAGAACACGCGGGCGTTGAACGCCGCTGACTCTTTGCCGCTTTTGATCTTGTGGCACCGGTAGCAGAGGAGCTGGCACTTCTTGAGTTCCTTTTCGATCTCTTCCCAGGATCCCGTGATCTGCTGGCCGATGTGGAAGCTCTTGGTCGCAGGGTCGATGTGATCAAACTGGAGGTTCTCAGTGGTCCTGCACTTGACGCACTTACCTCCGAGGATCTGGAGGGCTCGGTTGCGTTGTTTCTTCGCCTTACTGGAATGGTACTGTTTCATGTACCCCTTCCGCCAAACAGCGTCCTTTTTCTTCTCGTCCGGGAACCTGGTCTCAACACCAGCAAGCGACGCTGCAAAAGGGCCACCAGCAGTCGCACGAGTGTAGCCCGTCAAGATCTGCTCCAGGGTGGATCGAGGCACCCCAGCCTCCCGACGAATGTCGAGGAAGCTGAGTTTCCCTTGATTGTAGAGTTGGCGGTAGAGGCGGACCTGAGGATCGGAGAGGTATGGCATCCCTCAACTGTAACACATCAAGTTTACAAATGCTACAGTTGAAAAGCTCAACAATTACCCAGGTTTACGTCTCGTCATACGCGATAGTGAGCGTTTCCGTCACAGTAAGCCCAGGCGCTGCGGCCGGAATTACGTCGGCCTGCATGACCAGGTAGTCGGCGATGTCGGTGTTGGTTCCCGAGTACGAACCGGTGTTGAACACACCGAGGTCCAAGGGAGAACCCGAAGTGTATGAGAAAAAGTCCGTCGCGGCCACGCCGCTGTCGGTGTTGGCCGGGGTCGCGTAGGCCCCGATGCCCCCGGCATACATCTCGATCCCGTCCCAGGCGGGGATAGGCTTGGCGCCATCCGAGAACGCACGGGGATAGGTGATGCCGCTCGTGGGACCTGGGTCGCCTATGCGGAGCCGCAGGAACTTCTCGTAGCTGCGCTCGATCCCGGAACCGGGACGCACGATCGGATCATTCAGGTCGAAGTTCGCGTTGTCCGCTGACTTGAACCGGATCGTGCCGCTTGTCTTGCTGGTGGCGGTTTCGGAACCGCTGGTACCATTCCATTCTCTGATGTCAACGACGGCTGCCATCTGGGTCTCCTCTGGTCAGGTGCTGGTTTTAGATAACCGGCGCCCGGAGCTACAACTGGGTCTTGGACAACTGCTTGGCGAAGTTCTGGTCCCCGTAGGCATCGCCGAAGTAATCCGCGAGATACTGCTCGACGTTCCGCTTGGTGTCCGGGCTGACCGATAGGATCTCGGTCACGGCCTCACGGGCCACCGAGTAGGTCGTGCCCGCTGCCTTGATCTTGACCTCGGCGCCCACGGAGGTCACCTTGCCGTCCAGGATCTTGCCTTCGGTAAAGAACCGGACCTCGTCGCCCGAGTTGAGGTTCGGGACTCCAGCGGATAGCGCATTCCCGAAGGACACCGTCGAGGCTTGGATCGACATCCGGCGGCGACGCTCGGTCACGATCGCTGAGATATCATCCCTCGCCCGGCGGGACAGGTACTGAGTGCCGTCGCTGTGGCTCGACACCTCCCAGGTGTCCCCCATCTCCTGATCCAAGAACATGGTGCTGGACACTGCCAACATCCTGCTCTTGTCCTCGACCTGACGGGTCACGACATGACGGTTGATCATGAGGCTGACAGCGCCCTCGGCCGTGTACTGCTTGGCCGTTTCGAGGAGCGGAGCCACATGGCCGTTGAACGTCGAGGCGACGAACGCCGTGACATCGTTGGTCGTGACTGGCCCGATGGCCTTGTCGAACCCGATCAACAGATGACCGGAGTTCTCGTCGACTCGCTTGAAGTCAGCGATGTGCATGTCGCCGCGATGACCCACGACTTTGTCGAGCTTCTTGCCCAACTTATCGAGCATCCGGTCACGGGCCTCGGTCAAGCTGTTCGGGTTGTTCGGAATCATGTGGTCCTCCACGGGTTCACCGAAAAGATAACCGCTAGGCTGACCCGGCGGCATCTAAAGAAGATACGTTGTAGATCGTGATGACCCGCAACAGGTCCCCCGGATCCTCCGGGGTCACTCCCTTGAACATTGAGAAAATATAACCGTCCCCGTCCTGTCGCTCGAAGCGCAGGAGTCGGTCGCCAGAGTCCTGGGCACGGTACCAGCGCCCCGGTATCAACCTGTTGGGATCCACGAGATCTACCTAACCTCAGAGGTTCTCTAGCAACTCGCCGAGCTGCTTCTTGATGTCGGACAGCCTGACCGAGCTGGGCCCGAAGCGCCGTTGAATCTGAGCAGCTACGGGTCGCACGGCCTGGAGCATCGAGTTGACCCATGCTGGGGTGTGCCAGGTCCTTCTCGCCAGCCCGGCCTTCTTGGGCGGGCTCGCATTCTTGAGAGCCGGGAAGTAGTCATCCAGGCGCTTGTTCAAAAATCGCCGGCACGCATCGTTGGCCAGCCACCTTGGGATCCCCAGGGACTGCTCGGCCAACGTGATGGTCCGGTACCGGGAGAACGACCAGTTCAAGATCGTCGCGATCGGGATCCCCTTCTCGACCTCCAGCTCGACCAACCGAGGAGGCATCTCGTCCCGGCACTCCTTCGAGCAGTACACCAACCCGGTGTTGTTGATCCACATATGACGCGGCACGTTAGGCCAATCTTCGATCTCAGACTCACAGACGCAGCAGACCTGGTCGGTCGCGAGGTACCGGAACTGCGGTTGCAGGGTCTCCTCGTCCTTGGATTCCATCTCCATCGCGTTTGCACGCAACGCCTGGGTGGCGGCGTCGATAAGTTTCTTGACATCTTCAACCGGACGTTGGTAGAGGTACGCGACTTCGTCAGCCGAGAGCGCGTCTGTGCCCTGCTGGTGCATGTAGGCAAGGACGCAATTGGCCGCGAAGGGATAGTCAATATGGTACGCGCAGTCTTCCAGGCCACAGGGCGCAAAGATCGTTTCCCTGACCACTGGGCAACGGAACCCTGTCTGGAACGGCGGGGCCCGGTCGAGGTTAACTACTGAGAACCCCATGACTGAGAGCCACTTCCTCATCGCCGCCTTGCGCGGCTCACCGGCCTCAGGATACTCCTCCAAGACTTCACGCGAGCGCTCATCGAGCGAACAATCAACGCAGCTTCGATTCGATGGTAGGACGTCAAACCCGGCCTTGACCAGGCTCGGGTTGGCAGCTCGACACTGCTTGATCTCGATGTTGAATCTGCAAGCCATTTTTCCTCACTTTACAAACTACGGTCCTTTTACAGCGTGGCCGAGCAAAAGCACGGCCGAGTCCTGTAAAGGACTTGGTTAGCGGAGCCTCGCGGGCTCCAACAACGAGGCGCGGCGAACAGCTACCGCGTCAACCGCCCCGGGGGGTCGTGTTGTTTGTAGGATGGCACGACTTGGTCTCGGCTGGTACCAGGGTTAGACCCCGCAGTAGTCCCAGGACGGTTCGGCAGATCGGCGCTTAGGCGTGCGACAACGGTGCTCACTCTACCTCGCGGTCGAGGATGACACCCGCCGGGAGATTGTTAGATGCGCAGCTCTCCTCCGTCATACGTTGGATCTGGGTATGCTAGCGGTGACGGTCAGCTTCATCGAAGACCGTCACCTTGGCCGGGCAATCCCCGGAGCCGTCCTTTGGAGTTCCAACCCCGACCCCCGGGCTCTTGGGACATACGCCGTTGCTGAGGGAGACCTCACACCCACGTGGCTAAGAGAAATCGCGTGTCCGACCGGGCAACCCCGGACGCGCTGGACCATGGGACTGTTCGCGAGACAGAGGTCCAATGACTGCCACAGCGAATCGATCATAGAGATAGCCAGAGACACTACGCCAACCTCGCTGCCCCGCTTTGCTCGGGGCACGCCCAGGCTCATCACGACTCGACCACCACCACGATCACCCACGCCTGGTGTCCTCCGCCGTCCGCGACCATCAAGGACGAGCGGAGGGCACCCATTTACATAGAGCCCATTGCGAAGCCGCTGGGCCCTCGGTAACGACATGGCCCACGTCACCTTATTCCATTTCCAGCCCGCGAAGCGGGCTGCGGGAAAATAGAAAAAGGAGAGAGTACAAGCAAGGCATGGCACTTCTCTCGGCCGGAGAGGTCAGCGGTTTGACGGCCCCGCGCCTGACGAGCTGGCCTAACCGGTTGACCGTCGCGGCCGGTGCATGGTGCATGGGCCGCCGGAGAGGGGGCTCAATGCCTTGGGTACTCTCTCCTTGTATTATTCCGGGAGTCGCTTCGCGCCTCCGAATGATGCTATGAGGGTGTTGATCGTGACACCCGTGCGTCTCGAATTTGACTATACAATATGCAAACGCTATGCCAGTACGGGCAACGGTCGTACGCCCTTGCGCGGCGCGCTACGGTTTGGCTTTGGGTTGCTTGGTCTTGGAGGTCTTTCCGTACTCGGTGCAGCCCTGGTGGTCAGGTTTGATCGACTGGCAGCAGACCTGCCAGGCCGTCCTCGCGCAGTATTCTTTGGCGGCGGGCGAACCAGACTCGCCCTTCTTGCCCGCGCGGCACTTCAGGTAGACCTCTTGGCACGCCGGAGGCATCCCGAGTGGTACCGCGACCACGGTGTGGCCCAGCGTGATGTTCTCGAATTCGATCTTACCCTGGCGGACCAGGGCTCGGAACGATGTGGCTTCATCGCGGAGCCCCGCAGCCTTCAGGGCCGCGTAGATTTCGCTCGGGCTTTTTCGGCAGCAACTCATAGCCCCTCCTCGGTCTTGACCTTTTTGAGCTGGTCGTTCCAGATCTGACCTATCGTGGCGTTGGTGTCGATGTCGAACTTGAAGTAGTTGGACTTCGGTCGCGCCCCGCCTTCGTCGATGCTGTAGGACACCACACCGTTCTTGGGTTGCTCGAACGAGGTGGCGTCGCGGTGGGTTCGGAACGCTACGACAAACGCTACGAGTCGCTTTTCCATGGCCTCAAACTAAGCCCTGAGCGTCGTGTATTTGAGCGGACAGTCCGGGACCTGCCTGGGATCATCCACGAAGTACCCCACGGTGGCTCCCGTGATGGTCCCCTGGTGACCACCTTTTTTGATCCTGGCGGCGGTCGCGGACAGGGTCGTCCCTGTGGTGAACATGTCGTCGATGACCAAGACGGGTTCGCTCGTGGGTTGCCCAACAAACACCATCGAGTCGAGGTGCTGCTGGAACGGGACCCCTTCTTTGCCGAGCCGGCGCCGCAGCCGCGACGAGGGGACGGCGGTTCCCCTGACCACCATCTGGAGCGCCGTGGTTCCGACGCCCCACGAGACCAGCTCCTGGGCGATGATCAGGTTGCTGGGTCTAGACTGGCTCGACCTCGGGGCGGCGGTCACGATCCCCTTGAACCCCTTGAGTTTTGGGTGCCGAGCCAGAGCTTTGACCCCAAGTTTGATCGCGCTCATGTCCCCGGCCTTCACCGCCTCGATGAGGTCTTGGGCGGCGTCGCAATCCTGGTCGAGACCCCGATGGTGTCCACGACTGAAGTACGGGACTGCGCTGTAGACTGCGATGCTCATACCAGGACCTTGTTGATGATGTTTAGCCCAGTGTTCTTGTACCACCCGTAGCACGCGATCGAGATCGCGTCGGCCTCGTGGATCTCCAGCTTGGCCATGTAGCACTGCTCCTGGTCATCCAAGATCCCCGGGATGAACTTGGTCTGGGTCTTGACCTGCACGGTCTTGCCCTTTAAGACCCGGGTCGTACCCGGCGCGGCCTTGACGGTCATCTTCTG